GGTACGACTACTATTTCCCTGCCTTCGCGATGCTCGGCGAACAAGCAGTACTCAACAAAGAAATCTACCTCAGCGGCAACAGCGAGGTCGATAACGACGTCTTCGGCTACCAAGAACGATGGGCGGAATACCGATACAGCCCAAGCGAAATCACCAGCCTATTCAGATCAACAGCAGCGGGCACACTCGACGCGTGGCACCTCGCACAAGAGTTCGCCACCACACCGCTACTCAACGGCACTTTCATCGAAGAAACACCACCAATGGCGCGAATCCTCGCCGTCGGCGAAGAAGCAAACGGCCAACAATTCATATTCGACAGCGTAATCGACATGCACGTGACACGACCGCTCCCCATGTACAGCGTGCCCGGACTCATCGATCACTTCTAGGAGCCATCATGGGACTACTAGACGGCCTACTCGAAGCCATCACACAGCCGGTCGCCAGCGTCATCGGCGGCATACTCGGCTACGAAGGACAAGAGAGCGCAAACGAGCAAAACATGAAGCTCGGCCGCGAACAAATGGCCTTCCAAGAGCGAATGTCCAACACGCAATACCAACGCGGTGTCGCGGACATGAAAGCAGCCGGACTCAATCCAATGCTCGCCTACTCACAAGGTGGCGCGAGCTCGCCAATGGGCAGCATGCCACAGGTGCAAAACGCCATGGCTCCCGCCATGGCAAGCGCACAAGGCGCAGCGACCATCCTACAAGCCATCCAACAAGTCACACAAAGCGAGGCACAAACCGAGCTCATCAGAAACGAAGCCGCCAAAATCAAGAGCGAAACTCTCGACCAACACCTACACACCGCCAAACTCGTCAACGAGATCGACAAGATCAAACAAGACGAATGGACCGGCCGAGGATACGAGAAACTATCCGAAGAACAGGCCAAAACACAAGGCGCCGAACGCCAACTGAAAGAGGTACAAGCCCTCCTAGCTGATATCGAAGCACAGCAACGCGGCGAGACTTTCAGCGCCGACGTCGCGCGCCGCAAAGCCGAAAGTTACCTGACACAACTCGACATTCCCAAATCGAAAGGAGAAGCAAAGTTCTACGAAAAAATGGAAGACCTACCCGCAGCCCTCAAGATGATCCTCATGATCATCCGAGGCGGACAAGGCATTTCACAAATGAGGCGATGACATGACCCTACGCGCACCACGCAACTACGACCGCGACCAAGCCAGCAACGACGCTCGACTACACTTCACCGTCATCGACGAAGAGACCGGCGAGCTCGTCATGGGAAAATCCATGACACAACAACAGTTCAAAAAGGACAGCGACATCAACGAGATTGTCCGACGCTTCGGCCTCACGGGCCAACTGCCGGACGGCATCAACGCACCACAATCCGGCGACTTCACCGGCATCACCGACTTCGCCGAAGCCATGCGACAAGTACGCGCCGGACAAGACGCGTTCGCCAAACTGCCAGCGGAAACACGCAAACGCTTCAACCACGATCCGGGCGAAATGCTCGCATTCCTCCATGACGAGAAAAACCGCGATGAAGCGATCAAGCTCGGCATGATCAAGAAGCCCCCGGAGAAAACACGCGACGCCGTCACCGCCATCGACGACCTGCGCGAAGTACTCAAACCAACGGACAAATGATGTACACTCAGAACCGCCCAATCCGGGCGGTTTTTTATGAGGTATGCAACATGATGAGCGCAACGGAAGCCCTGCAAGCACTGGCGAAGATCGCACGCGAGAAAAAGATCGTGAACGCCGCCAACATCAGCGAGGCCATGAAGACCAAGATGATTGCCGAGCTCGACGCCAGCGCGGCAAAGATCGAAAAAGCCTACACAGGCGAAAGCGGCACGCAAGCGGCCGCCAAGACACCGGCCAAGTAGTCCGGTGTCAACTGGCACAGTTCACTACAAGGAAAGAACTGTGCCAAACCGAGGCCGGCCTCCCGGCCGGACCCTCAGACGCTGCCCTACAGACGCTCAAAGGCCCCTTCGGGGCCTACGCGTGGCAGCTTGCGGGGCTTCGCCCCACACCCCAATACGGCTTGGACAGGAACCAGATCTTCCAAAGCCGGGGAGTAGAATGCAGACCAGGCCACCTGCAGAGGTAACGCTACGCTAGACCAAACGCAGGAAGGCCGGAACTGCAACACCAACAGAAAGGAGAGTAAATATGAAGTACAGACACAACGTCAACAAGCGCAACAGCGTAAATCAGTTCAAATCGAACATCAAACGGACCAAGGCCCCCAACATGCGGGCCGCGCCCATGCGGGGCGGCATCCGCATGTAAGGGGCCAACAACATGCCCTGCTATCACCCCCTGAAGGCTTACAAGCTAGCCTCAGGGGGTGTAGTTTTTTCGGAGCTCAAAAGACATGGACCAATCATCGGCGACACAGAAGTCCCGTGTGGACAATGCATCGGCTGTAGGCTGCAACGCGCAAGCGACTGGCAACTACGCATCATGCATGAAGCGAGCCTCTATCAAGATAATTGCTTCGTCACACTCACGTATGAAACGGGGCAACTACCGCCGAACGGGTCGCTAGAGCACGACGACTACCAGCGCTTCATGAAGCGCCTACGCAAACACTGCGACAAGTATCAGCCACTCATGGAACCAAGATACTTCATGATCGGCGAATACGGAGAGGAAAACGGCAGACCACACTACCACGCATGCATCTTCAACACGGACTTCAAAGACCGCGAACCAGGGGGCAAGTCAAGCAGCGGCGAAATCTACTACAACAGTGAAACCCTCCAACGTATATGGGGACACGGAATCGCCTCAGTACAAGACCTCACACCGGAAACAGCAGGCTACTGCGCACGCTACTGCACCACCAAAGTCACAGGAGAGCTCGCCAAGACATATTACGAATACACGGACCCGGAAACCGGCGAAATCATCCAACTCCAACCAGAATACGCACAGATGAGCCGACACCCCGGCATCGGAGCTCGCTGGCTCCAACAATGGCACAACGACGTATACCCACACGGATACACCATCCGCGACGGCCACAAAGTACCACCACCGCGCTACTACAACAAGTTGACACAGCGCCACGATCCAGCAACAATAACCCGCCTCGCCGAGCAACGCGCGGCGAGAGCGGAAGCACTCAAGGCCGACAACACCGACGAAAGGCTAGCAACCCGAGAACGTGTCCAGAAGGCCAAAATCTCAACACTAAAGAGGACCCTATGAAACACTACGTCGTCGCCGTCAAAGACCACGCCATGCAAGCCTACAACCGACCCATCTACGCGCCGGCACTCGGTGCCGCAATCAGGAGCTTCACAGACGAAACAAACCGCCAAGCACCAGACAACCAAATGTATGCGCACCCGGAAGACTTCGAGCTCTGGCTACTCGGCCACTTCGATGATGAAACCGGAACGCACACCGCAGAGCTCCGCATGCTGGCCCGCGGCAAAGAGGTCAGCACCAAAAACCAGGAGAAATAAACCATGATGCACAAAAACCGCAGCGTCAGCCAACACAGCTTCGCCATGGTCCCGCGCGCGGAAATTCCGCGCGCATCGTTCAGGATGCAAAAGGGCTACAAAACAACATTCGACGCCGGATACCTAATACCATTCTTCTGCGAAGAGGTACTGCCCGGAGACACGTTCCGAGTACGCATGACAGCGTTCGCACGCCTATCCACACCGATATTTCCGGTGATGGACAACCTGCACCTCGAAACGTTTTTCTTCAGCGTGCCAAACAGACTCGTGTGGGACAACTGGCAGCGCTTCATGGGAGAACAAACCAACCCAGACGACAGCATCGACTACACACTACCAAGCGTCACCATCACCTCCGGCGGATACGCCATCGGAACCACACAGGACTACTTCGGCCTCGGCACCGTCGGTCAAGTCGCACCCGGCGACGCATGGACACACCAAGTCCTACCACTACGCGGCTACAACCTCATATGGAATGAATGGTTCCGCGACGAAAACCTACAAAACAGCGCCACGGTGAACAAAGGCGACACCGACGGCACCGCGTTCTACCCACTCCGCAAACGCGGCAAGCGACACGACTACTTCACCAGCTGCCTACCGTGGCCACAAAAAGGTGGAAACCCCGTCCTGATACCACTAGGCGAACGCGCCGAAATCCGATCGACCGGCGACAGCTTCAACATGCGCGGAGGCACCGGCACCGCCAGCGCAATGAACTTCGCGTCAGGACTCGCAGGCACAGCGCTCAGCTACCAAGGCGCAGGGTCAGCCGGAACCGCCAACTTTGGCGCAGACGGAACACTCATGACCGGCCTCTACGCGGACCTCAGCGACGCAACAGCGGCAACCATCAACCAACTGCGCACCAGCTTTCAAATCCAGAAACTACTCGAAAGGGACGCACGTGGAGGCACACGATACACAGAAATTATCCGAGCTCACTTCGGCGTTATATCACCTGACGCACGCCTGCAACGACCTGAATTCCTGGGCGGAGGCTACAGCCCAATCATCATCAACCCTATCGCCCAGACATCTGCAACTGATGTGGAAGGTTCAACATCTCCACTGGGCAATCTCGGAGCATACGGCACAACTCTCGCGCGCGATCACGGGTTCACACAATCGTTCACGGAGCACGGATACGTGATCGGCCTGCTAAACGTCCGAGCTGACCTCACGTACCAACAAGGACTGCGACGCCACTGGAGTCGCCAAACACGGTACGACTACTATTTCCCTGCCCTCGACATGCTCGGCGAACAAG